CTTTTATGTCCATTACTTAAGACTATAAACCTTTTTTCACCGATTGTCAAGTACCCTTGCAAAATATACTTTAATGTGCTATAGTAATGATGAGGTAAAAAGATGGCAAGAAATTACTACAGTAAAACACGCAAGAAGTCAGGTAAGTATGCTTATTTTTCAAATCAATTCACTAAAAGGAATGGGGAATGTGTCACCGTAAAACCGCCCGATAGAAAAATGCCTTGTATCATCTATCCTAGAACACTTAATAATAAACAGTATGGCGAACCTTATCCGCTGCTATTCTTTAAGATACGTACTAAAGTTAAAGAACGGGATAACTACACTTGCCAGATATGTGGTTTTACTTCACGGGAACCATATAAACTACAAGTACACCATATTAACTATGATATTCACGACTCAAGGGAGTACAATTTAATTACACTCTGTAACGACTGCCACCTCAAAACAGTCACCCGCCGTAAGAATTGGTACTCTGTATTCTACCTAAAGATTATTACTATCTATTCCAAGTAATAACCCCCGACCCCCTTCTTCTCTCTTTAGACACAAAAAAGCCCGGACTCAATACCGTAAGGAGAAAACGATACCGAGCCCGGGAGGTAGCAAGCAATATTCAATTACTTAGTTTTCTTAATTAACCTCTTTTTCTTCTTGACAATCCGCTTAATGCAGTTCTGGAGATTCTTATCCTGCTTGGACTCGCTTTTCAACATAGGGGATCGCCTCTATTTTGTCTAGTCGTTCCTTATTATTGCACCCGTCGGCCTCTACCTTGCTCATGCGATGTTCAAAGTCACGGGCAGTCGCAACGTTACTTTCTTCCAGTTTGCCCACACGTCCATTTTGTCTACCGACCTTCTCACACAGGTCGTCTAGTTTCTGCGCGTTTCGTGCAGCCGTTGTTTCATTACGGATGATGCCGCCAAGAATAACGAGTCCTAAACTGGCAAATCCGATTATATCTCCGGTAACCATCAGGGTGTACCTCCACAAGTTTAATCTATCCGCTATTTCTTGAGTTTGGCTTTCAAGGTATAAACCTGTTGCCCTTGAATCATCCCGGCAATCGCATTAAGTACGATAACAGCCAAGCCTTCCCATACAACCCATGTTGCGGGATTAGTAGGTAGATTCAAGAGGTATTGCAAGATTAGAACAATGACTGCAATTACATTTAACCAGAGTGCTTTCTGTTGATACCACATATTAACCTCCATCCTTCTTTTATTAAAATCTAACGGGAACTTTAACGGGAGTATAAGCCCTTTTATCTGAAGACACATAGTTTGCTCTTTACTAAATTAATCGTGACCAGTGAAGTTGTATTCGCCATCACATACGTAACTTGCTTTTGTGTCTTGTATCCGCTCAGCGATGCTTGAACTGTATGCTGGCCTGTATAAACACTCAGCGATGAAGGATGGCCAGGCAGAACACTACCGTCAATCGTTATAGTGGCGTTCTGAGGTGTGACCACTAAAGCCATCGTGCCGGTTGACGGGGGTGGCGTTGGTGCTGGCTGGCCTGTTATCTCGGCTAGAATTGCGCTAAGGGCGTTCACATCAAGGGTTGAGCTGGCATTGTCCTTATCGTCTACTATCCCAAAAGCCTCGTCACAATACTTCTGGAAAAATGCCCATGTCATTCTCTTACGGGCTCCCCACGTCATACAGGTTAAGTAGTCTGCATCATAGGCCACGATATAGACACAGTGACCGCCCCAACTACCCGGAGTAGAATCAGGTCCAGTGGTAACATCCCATATGCCCTGATGCTGCGCTGAGATAGGTAGCTCTAAGCCGATATAGAGGCCATTCAAAAGATAGATAGCTTCCATGACTTGATTCTTGCTATTAACGTCTACCTGGGCATAAGCGTAGATGTCATAGTTTTGTCCGGCGACCTTCCAACCTTGCCTCCATGCGTTGAGGGAGTCGATCATTACTAAGCCGTTATCAGCCCCGCCTGTTTCCTTGAAATACTCGGTAGTAACGTCATTGTCTGAAATTGGTATGACTACTTGCTGCTCATAGTCCTCAAGTCTCAATGTCTGATGCGCGCGGCCTGCCATGACACAATCGCCCAGAGTGTCATTTTTGTACATATGGCTATCGGTAAGACTTGAATACTGAGAGTCTACATCGAAGTTAGCCGGAGGTGGAGGGAGCGCCCTCAGTATCTTGGAAAGTTGAATAGTGCGATAATCTTGTTTAGCTGCTAATTTACCTAGTTTGTACATCATTCTCCTTGATTATCCGATCTTTGTATTGTAAATATTTTGTAGTAAACCGCGTGCATCACTTAATTTATCGGATTCAATTAGAAACATCATAATACCCGCGTAAGCATTATTGATGACCCACGTTGTTTTACCGATGACATCGTTAATGCTATTCCAGTAGGTGACTCCCCCGCTAACGGCATTACCATTGAATGTGGCGTTAGAATAGGTATCCGTGCTGGCTGACGGATTTAAGATATTGATTACATCGGCATATGTGCCTACTTGACCGTTACCGTCCCGATCATCAGTAGCCCAGAACAAAATACCTAGTGATAGGATACTTTTGCTATATCCAAGTGCATACCAAGCGTTCATCTCAGTTTGTGCAGACGCCGGAGTGTGTTTATAATAAGCCCCAACTTGATAAGAGTATAATTTAGCGTTAGCGGTTGCCGGAGTTAGTAAGCGTGTCGGATCGTCAGTTCTGAAATACGCTCCGTCATACCATGAGATAGTCTTGCCTAACGGTTGTAGTGTAGTATAGAGGTCTGTCAATAAACTATTGGCGAGTGCGGTAGTTCTTGACGTTTCATCTTCCCAATCAATATTCACACCATCCACATATTGACCGCCATATGCGGTTGTCAAAACAGTGGCGATATTCGCGACTAAAGTAGCGCGTTTTCCGGCATCAGCCACAATAGAAGAGAGCCAAGTATTACCGCAAGCTAACGTAAAGTGAACTTTTAATCCGGCGGTATGCAGTAATGGTATTAATGTCGCCCAACTGAAACTAGATTTTACCCATAATGTAGGGTCGGTTGCGCTGGTGACTTCCATACAGTCGGGATAGATAATATCGGTCAACTGATTATAGTTCAAACCGGTCAGTGAACCCACGTTACAATAACCGATAATTTTAATACCAGCAGGTTGTAGTACTGCGGCTATTGCTTTCTGAATATAGGTGGTTAATAAGTCTGAACCAATCAATAACTGTGAACAATCTACTCCGGGAAGTTTAGCCGATGCGTCTAGTTGTATTATGTTATTTGCCGCAGTACCAACGGTGTAAGGTACACCACTCCCCCCGCTAATCGGTGCGGCCATCATTCCGTGCTTATGATCGCTTTTAGCGGCTGTTGCACTACTACCGTTAGTAGCTGTGTCCCCAAACGACTGTGTAGAGGCAACATTAGCAGTTAATATAGCAGGTGTTCCTGATATTGTCGCATTGGCTGTGACCGTTAGAGTCTGGGCAGATGTTCCCGAAGTAATGGTAAACCCTGTAGCCTGCGAGTTTACGGGGTTAGCCATCATAGAGTGTTTGTGGTCATTCCTGCTGGCGGTTGCAGCTGACCCGCCTACCGCGGTATCGCCAAACACCTGTGTTGACGGAGTAGAGCCAAGCCCACCACCTACAGAACTCCAATATACCGCGTCTGAGGGATTATGACCGCCGGTTGTTAGCTGGATACAAACGTAAGTAGCCCCGGTATAAGTGACCAGATCGTTCACTGCATAGGCCGTGCTATCGTCATAAACACCTTTCCAAGACCCTCCCACATTAGGCAGATTAGTTAAGAGACTACCATCCACAGCAGGGAGCTTGCCAGAACTGGAATCGAGCTGTACCAAGTCACCTGGTGAAGTCCCAACGGATAGTGCTACGTTACTTGCTTTGATTGCATGATGGGCGGTTGCCTCATATTGGTTTTCGGTAGTGCCTTGACCTGTATTATGTTGTACTGTTATTGGTATTGACATAGATTCTCCTTATAATCCAAAATTAACAACTAGGAATGCTTGCGGCATAGACGAAGTCCCAGCGCCGTCAAAAACCAGATATTCAGTTGCAGTTGACGGTGCGACCGAACCTACGTCTGCTAATGACCTCATACCCCAACGGGTAGTTCCTCCCGGATTAATCGCAGATAACCCCGGAGTGGACATATCAAACTCTATCCATCTGGCAGTAGTGTTAGTATGATCGAACGTAGCTTGACCATGACTGGCGGTAGATGTTAATAAATCATGGTAGTTTGTTGTTATCAGAGGGATTGCAAGCCCCGCAGGGTCAACAAGATTAACAGTAACATCTGCTGTTGGTATAGAAGTTGCAGGCCACCAGATAAAAACCTTCGCAGTTGCGCTTGCAGGCAGTGAGGCCAGTGCAGTTGTATCAAACTCTATATAGCCCCGGTATATCCAGTAGTTTGTATCGACTGATTGGCCAGCATAAATATAATGATACCCAATTGAGTCGTCATAGGCATCACCTGACGCTTGATTATGAACAGTGGTATAGTTAGGAAGGGGATTATTAGTCTCCAGAAAACCACTATGAGTGATAGGGAATAGTTGATATTGATTCACGTCCCATAACTGAAATTTAGAATGCCAGCAGTCCTGCCATGCTTTCCAGTCATGTTCTATACCCTCGATATGATACTGGACATTCGGTATAGCCATTGGGTTATCGGCATTATTTAAGTTCAAGGTGATTCGTGTGGAAATGTCATAACCCAAAGCCTTCGGGAACAGGTCGAGCGGTGAAGCGTCACAGTCCAGATGCAGACTCTTAACTCTTAACTTGGAATCAAAATAACGGTTTACAACAATATAAGCCTGATTTTGTGCATCTGCTGTGTTCTGGATAATAGAGCCAGTACCATCATATATTCTGACACCTTGATTGGCTAGATTTATTGGTTCTTGCCAAGATGAGATGGCATTTCCCGCATTATTAAACATGGCGGCATTATAAATAAAAGTATCATCATCTGACATCTCAGGCAGTGTATAAATATTGCCCGAAGTGCCAGTGTCAAAAGTGGCACTACTGTTAGCAAAGTTTGTATATCTGGAGTCCCTATCCTGAAAAGTAACCTTGCCGTCACCAGCGACAAAGAATACACCTGAGTCCGCAGAAGCCACTTTATAAAGATGCTCCATGATGTTAGTACCATTCGCCGGAGGCGTTAATGCAGTGACCGTGACTTTGCCAGTGTCCACAGCTTTAAGTCCTGCAGGCCATGTAGCGCCATTCGTTGCTGTGTTTGCCACTACACCCAAGAGATGGTTAACCCTGGCGCCTGATAGCTCACTACCATAATTTGTTCCCTGCGGTACTGTCTCCCGTGTAAAGGTCTTAAACAGGTCTACACAGTTGATAGTCATAATGGGCGTCTTACCGCCCACATCCTCTACCCAGCCAGGCACTAAACTCTCAATCATGCCGGTATAGATGAAATAGACTACTGTGTTATAAATACAGTAAAGCTGAATAGGTGTTAAGGGTTTGACGTAAGGATAATATGGGCTAGAGGTATTGTATCTCCAGAATCGTCCGTCTGTGTTATTGAGAATGAAAGTGGCCTTACCCGCCTCAATTCTATTGAGTTCGTGCATTCTACCACGCTGAGTATTTAACTCCATAAGGTAAGCGCTGACATCAGTCCATGTCATAGTAGTGGGAGGCGCGGCCTGAGGTATGGAAAAGAGAGACATATTAAAGCCGATAGCCAAGTGAATCTGATTTTTAGGCATTACTTGACTCCGCTAGTGCCTGCATTCTGCTGACCATTGATTATAAATTGTTGCCTAACTACTGGAGCAATCTGTTTGCCATCGAGATTTATTGTTGTGGTGTGTTCTACCTTAGTTTCGTTCTTGCTGTATGAAGACATCGCCTTGATACCACCTACCGCAATAGCCGCAGCAGCCAGACCCAAAAGGGGTAATAACGGATTAGCAAGCGCCTGGACAATGACCTCTGAAGTTGCTAGTCTCTGCAAGGCGTCTACCGTCTTACTGATAGCTGATATGAACTGGACGGTTGAGCCGATGGCGGTCATTACAGAGCCTACCATCATCATTGTCTGGCCTATCGTCTGTCCTAATGCCGAGTTAGTGCCCTTCAATGCTACGCCCATAGCCATGAAAGAGGCTCCAAGCATCATCGTGCCCATTGATAGTTCACGAATCGCCATTTTGTTATCAGCCAGCGTACCACCCAAGCCTTTTAGCTGGGGTGTAACGCTATCGGATTGCATCACTAGCGCAACACCAAGTGTACTTGTCTCCATCGTATCTCCTAGAAAATAGTACCGCCGTTCTGTGAAATGTGCTTGATTGCCTTGTAGGTAATGAAATTAGAGATAACCCTCTCCGAGGCGTTAGCCAAATCATCAGGGCTCCATCCCGTCTCAACCAGTAAAATAGCCTCGTTCATCTCATTAGGTATCTGATAGCGAGACGGGAGATTGATAGCTGCAAATGTCTGCTCTGCTAACTCTTTGGAGCTAAAGGGGCTTGGCTATATAGCTTGTTAACCTCTGAAAGTAGTAATTGATACTTTGTCTCGGTCATATTGTCAATGGTGTCTTCAGTGACCGCCCCGAATGACCATGACTCCGTTTGATTCAAGATTGTGATAACATCGTCACCGTCTACTTGGATTGGACGAAGAATGGCCTTGCGCTTTTCAATATCAGCTTCCTTTTGAAGTTGCGACTGAATGTCCAGCCATTTGTCCGGAGTGACGGATTTTCTCAATAAGTCCTGAAGCGCCTTGCTTGTTTTGTGTTTCATCTCCTTAAAGACTACAGCATAATCTCCATCACCCAATTCTAGTTTAACAGTCTCCATGTTCTCTCCTTAAATAGCGCTTACTACTAATTGCGGTTTGTAATTAGCTCCTTGCTCTGAAGCATAAATGATAACGTGTTCAAATCCAGATGGAGTATTTGCGGCAACATCCCTGCTGCTAACCAGTGTGAGTTTAGTTATACCGGCGTTATTAATCCAGCTTATACCGTTTGCGTTCAAGCCGAGCATATTGTAACCGATAACAAAGGTAGTTGTACTTAAAGCCCCGCCGTTCCCCGCATAATGGGAAATTGAATAATCACCAAGCACTACAGGGTTATGCGGATAAGTAGGGGCTCCGTTGGTGACTGTGATGTTGAAGTCTGTGTCGCTCTGGTCAAGACCGCCATATATGTTGAGGTAAGCATTCGTAATTGTTTTTCCTGCTAGTGCGGAAGTATCGTACATCAGGAAGGCACGCTCACAAGAGTAAACATTGCTGAAGTCGTATTGACCGACATAGAAGTATGTATCGGTATCTGACACGGAGTTAGCATTAGCAGTCGCTTGAACGGTAGCATAGTTGGCTCCACCCGCAAGCATATATCCGTCATAGGTAGGATTAAAGACGTAAGTAATAGCCGAGACGCCATAGGTTAAGCCATTATCTACCCAACACTCGGCAACAACCTTAACGAACGATCCCACTTGGGAAGTAATCTCATACTTGGGGATTGAGCAGTTGCCCGATATTTTAAGGTTACCCGTTCCCGTTGTGGCTGGATAAAAAGCAAACGGTACGGTAGTTTTAGCAGAATGAACAGCACCCACTACCGTATGACTACCAGTATTAGCCACCTGATTAAACATCATCTCAACGGTAAACTTTGTCTCGTCAATGCCGGGATTATAACGCCGTCCTACCGAACCAAAAGCCGTTACATCATTGTTTATCCAGCTTGAGGGGAAAGTCACCTTCATTACAGAGTCGGAAACATCGACTCCATTAATTGACAGTGAACACGATTGAACATCTATTGACCTTGTGGTAATTGCGGGCATTGTAATCCTCCTAAATCATAACTTGAACGTGCCATTTGGCTCCGAGATATTCTACACCTGAGATTGTAAAACCGCTGTAATCAAAACCTGTAACCCTAATCCAGTCTGCTATACCGGTTAAGTCCGTCTGCATCAGAGCCGCTTTCATTGAACCTTGCCCTGTAGGTAAAAGATAGGTGTCTAACATATCTTGAACATTCTCTAAAGCATCGCCCTTTGAAAGCAGCAAGGTAATCTCAAAAGAGACCTGCATCATGTTACCGGGGAAGTTAATAACGTAATCGCCCTTAGTAGGCACTACAACAACACAAGGTGGGGTAGGCGCGCCCGGCATAGAGGTATAACACTCAATATTCAGATTGTTCTTGATAGCCGTCTGAATGGCTTGCTTAATGTCTTTTATCATTTGCTACCCCACCTGACCTCTATCGCCTCGGCCATCTTCGCTAGATTAATATTTATCTTATCCCATGCGTTGAGTGCTGCATTAAAAAACATGTGGTGCGGTTTAGTTCCGTACTTGGCAATTTTTCTCTGAATAGCATAGGGATTCATATTATGCCGATGTGCCCAACCTTTTAACGCGGCAATCGGTGCCCAATGCGGTGCTGTGCCATACTCCATATCTTGGGCATAATGAGGCTGTAATCTTGTACTGACCAACCCATATAGAGGTAAAGGTGAAGGGTCAACCATTTGATTAATACTGGCGTAGAGTTCACCCATATCTACAGGGGTATATCCTTGTACTGATCGCTGAATATCTAAGGTGGTTTGAGTCAAAAATTCTCTAGTAGGTTCGGCAATTAATGCAGGATCATTGACCTTTCTAGCCAATTCCTCAAAGCCAGTGACCTGTATAGTAATGTCCATTAGATTAGTTGTCTCCGGATATACCTTTGGAGTTTCTTCATTACATCGGGGTCAATGCCTTTAGTCACCGGCACTATTCCAAGTTCGTTACTGCCTACTACCGCTTGCACCGGTGACTCTTTGCGCTTCCAGTCTCTGTTAGCTTGTAATATTGTAGCCTCAACTATAGGGCCGGGGTAAGAATAGATATAAATCTCAGCAGTCGTATGGATAGCCGCGGTTGTGCCATGTTGCCCTCTGACTACTGTTGCGGTCATATCGCCGTTGTTAGATACTGACTGGACATACATTTGCTCGGAACCTATTCTAAGCGTATGTCCGGCTTGAATCGTGTCCTCAGATGACAGCGTAAGACTTGTACCGCTTGTAGTGGCCACCGTTCCCGTGATACCGCTGTCATAGTAAGGCGTAGCACCCTTGCCGTCCCCATAACCGAACACGCCCGTTATCTGCACACCCGCGCGAATGCCGGAAGCCCAGTAGCCCAGTCCTGAGTTCAATGTAAACTTTAGTTCAGTTTTAGGGTATCGCTGCGGGCCGGATAAAGGATAGAGTAAGACGGTATTCAGTGGCACGGAGATTGCATAGTTACCGGAACCGTCCATATCAAGGTTAATTGCGGAAATACTGAGAATATCGATATTGGGAATGAGCGTTGTACCGGCGCCGTCAAATATCTCCGTATCTTCATGGGTATTGAAATAGCGCATACAAATATCGTCTATCTCTTGGGAGGCGTCCTCAAGAATCCGTAACAAATCGGTATCATTTCCTGTGACAGAATTAGTCATGAAACTCTTTAATTGAGTTAAGGTAGCATAAGACTTGTTCATAAACTCTCCTATGACTGTGGAGTATCTGGAACCCTGGGTATATAACGCTGGGGAATTGGACTCTCCGTCCATCCGCAGAACGGGTCGTGGAGCCCTCGCTCTGTATCCTGTAGTGGATAGCCGCATATAGGGCACACAACCCTTCTGATGGGTTGGGCGTATTTGACCATTAATTCTAGGGCTAAAAGATTATCGCCTGCTGGCATAGTTACACCTTCTTAGGTATTTTATAGTTAGGGAAGCACTTGTGAACGTCCATAGGGCAGTCAAAGCCCTTGCAGACATCACCCCTGTCAGATTGAACACAGATTGCAGTTGGGAATGGTTTACTTTTCATATTCTCTCCTTATTCTCACCTCACATAGTCCCTTATCGAGGTTAGTTACCAAAGACGGTTACGTTTGTACTGTCCAAGTTCCAGCAGTTCCAAACGATGCCCAATCGCCATTTCCTAGACTGATTAACTCAACACATGAACCAACAACAAGACTTGTAATATATTTATTTGTCGCTTGTCTTGAGCCATTGATATAAATACCACCTGCTGTTAATGGATTCACTTGTAATTCCACTGCTGCTAATACAATAAACTTATAAGAGGTTCCAGCATGAGCGGTTTAAGGTAAAGCGTTAATAACCGCTTGAATAGTAACTTGGTCGTTAGTTCCCGTACACACTACATCCGCTTGGCTCTTATCCAATGCACTAGAGTTACTTGCCGCAATGACATAGCTGGCTGTTCGCCCTGTGGGGGCAGGTATCGCCGTGCCGTCAAACAGGTGATGTGCAACACTCTCATATTCTGCTAAACTACCGGGGTTGTCTGCATGATAAACCATATTCTAACCCCTACGGTGATTCTTGAACGATTATTATATTCCCTGCTGTGGGGAAGGATTGCTTGGCACTGCCTGTCGTCGCTTCCCATTCCTGCTTGTACTGGCCTAGAATCTTAAAGTCTGTCCTCTGTACGTTGTATTGGACTGTGCCCGCGGTGTTAGATATTACAGTAGCAGTCCCATTGACCAGTAGTTTACCCGGCTGGGCTGTATTCCAGATATGAAAAGCTACGGCATAGTCCGTTAGATCAAAGGGTGTGCCATCGCTATTCTCTAGTGTGTCAGTGATGTAATATCCATAATCATTTTGAGAGACGGTTATTGTATTCATTATTCTCCCCTGCTACCGCCGATGTCTAAATCGCCTGCCCATGTTAAGGGGAAGGTCAATGGGAAATGTAAACTTATATTTGCTGATGCTGTTTTACTACCACTAAAGGCATGAGATTGAATTGTGCTACCACCAATGTCGAATCCCCCAAAGAATCCCAGAGGGAAGACTAAGGGAAGATTGAGACCGCCGTTTGCAGAACTTGTCCGGCTGCCACTCAATCCCGTTGTGAATGCCTTGCTACCAGTGAAATTGATGAGCAGATTCTTTGTATATGTCCTTGAACCACCAAATGCTATCGAGATGAAGATTAGTAGTTTCAGTAGGGTGTCATCTTGCACCTTGACACTTTCATTAATGGCTAGAACTTTCTTTAGTAGAACTGTTAGATTGTCCTGTTGCTTTACACCTTCAGCGATTGAGAGATAATAGGTATTGATTGTACTCGCGTAAGCAACAAGGTCACTAAGTTTAATTCCCTCAATGAGACTGACTAGCATCTTGAATTGAGTTAGCAGGCTGTCATTAAGTTTTACGCCCTCTGCAATACTGAGAGACGCTTTAAGCAGGTTAGATAGAGTATCACCAAGTTTTACCCCTTCGGTAATGGATGGTTTGATGGTATATTTATTAGAGATGCCATCCTGTAGCTTTATGCCTTCGGTTAGTGACGGCTTGGTAGTGTACTTGTTAGAAATACTATCCTGTAATTTCACGCCCTCAGTTAGCAAGGGTTTAGTGGTGTACTTATTGGATAGTGCGTCTTGACCCTTAATCCCTTCGGCAATAGCGGGTTTGGTTGTATATTTGTTTGTGACCGCATCTTGACCTTTCACGCCCTCTGAGATAGTTGGTTTGGTAGTGTACTTGTTGGTGATGGTGTCTTGTGACTTGATACCCTCGCCCAGAATTGGTAATGTTTTATATTGGTTAGTTACCGAGTCTTGATACTTAATACCTTCATTAGCGGAGACATTATAGGTATTGACATTAGCAGCCGCATTGGTAGTGAAGTTTAAGTCCCCACCATAGACCGTTAACGTCATTGTAGAGACATCACCGAGCTTAAAGCCCTCAGCTATAAGGCTATTGGCTGACTGCGTTGTAAAGTTGGCATCAGCACCGTTAGTTCTACCCTGATTACTGACTGCAAACGCTTGAAAATGATACACTGTTCCGGGGGAAAGGATTGTTGCTGTGCTTACCCACGATTGTGCTGAGTTCTTAGCATAGTTGACGGTAGTATTGATATTTGTGCCATAGTTGATATTAATCCCTATTTGAAAACCAACTTGAGTCACAAACCCGTTGCCCGTACTGTTGGAATACCCTGCGATATTGGCAATAGTGACATGAATAGCGGAGGCGGCATTGGTTTTAACAAAAGGAGCAGCCATTTAACTTACACCCTTTGCCCTAAAGTGGTATGTATTGGCAGGCACGAGGCTCGATACATTAGCCGAGAATGTTCCATTAGCATTTAACGGTGATTCTATAGCTGTGATCGTTGATCCGTACGCATTGGTTAATCCATAATCGAACGTTAAGACAACGGATGTCGCATCGGCTATGTCTAAAAGATTTCCGTTGAGTTGAACAGTGTTAGCTGTGATTAGGGTTGCGGCATTAGAGGTAATCGTCACAGTACGAGTATAACTTGATGTATAAGTGCAATAAATACAGGCATTTCGAGCATCCATATAGGTGGGTGCTGTGGGGTTGGTAGGTGCAGCATAGTTATTCCCCGTTTGATAATAAAAAGCGCCAGTCGAATAATCACTTATATCTATAATATTATAACCTGGTGCAATTATATACAGTATATAATTTGTGTTTGGCGAGAGTACAGGGTTTACTGCGAACGTTACACTCGTCCAAGCACTGCCCCCAATTGCACCCTCATTTGAAATACCATTTGCAACGATAACTCCAGTTGATGCCAGCGCAATTATACCTTTGAATGTTGTAGCGACATCAAGTTCACAATACACAGTTAGTTGCGTAACTACACCCATATCCGCTGGGGACATATATTGTCCCCCAGAAACAGTATTTCCGGGTGGGTTATAACCAATAGCTGTTGGTACGGCATTATTACCAAAAATTGCCATTTATTCTCCTTATACCTGAGTTAACGGTATTAACACTTGCTATCCAGTACACACCAGAATCCATTATCTGTAAAATATGTACTCTGCCCAATTAGTATAGTCTCGCCATTGGGCAAAGCTACGTTAAAATTATGCGGATTTGTCTGGATAACATTAGGTGCTGGCATTGATGCTCCTAACTGTTAGATATTGCCGTTGCGGTGTAGGTGAGTAAAACAATATCAGTTGATACCGTAGCACGGTTAGCGGCAAAGCGAGCATAGGAGTACAATACAGCTCCACTGGTAGCCTTATCATTTACTACGTTGCAGTTCGTAGTATTACCCATGACTAACGCCGCTCCGTATAATGTGTCAGTACCGTTCATTGTGAAGTTAGCAGGTGCCGCTGAATTATTTGTAGCTTGCCCAGAGGATACAACAAAAGTAGCTGCTGGCCTAACGCCACCAGAGATATTGACCGTTTCCGTGAATACCGGCGTGGCATAGGTCATGTTGGCATTCTCAGCAGTATTCGATGATACCAGCATAAGATACTGAGCTTGCTTTTTAGCGTTGGTGAAGAATACTAGATTGTTAATCCAGTCCAAGCCCTCATTTGTGATTTTGTTATGACAAGTGTCTTCCCATGCCAGAAACCTTGTATTATCCGCCGCAGTTCTCCAGCATTGGACTTTGTAATACCCTGCCAATCTTGCATCGTTTTCGCCTAATATTTCCATTAGTATCCTCCTAAGTATTGACTAAGATTTTAGCGCCTTCCATATCAAAGTGAAATCGTACAGGCTTGAGTCCCATTTTCTTCATAGCCTGTGAGAGTTTAGGTTTATCCCCGTTTAAGCAGTAGAAGACGAAGAATCCACCACCACCGGCACCCATTAACTTCCCGCCGCGCGCGCCATGCTTTAGTGCCTCTTCGTAACATTCATCCATAAAGCCGTTAGACATCTGAGTAGAACGCTGTTTCTTTAATTCCCAGTGGGTGTTAAATAAGTCACCCAGCATATCAATGCGGCCTTCTTCCAGGTACTTACGAGTGCAGTATCCTATCTTCTTGACCGCATGAAGATTCTCGATCATCGCCTTATCGTCTGACTGGCTTTTAACATCCTGTTCTTTCAAGAGGTCGTTAGCGCTGTGCTCAATCCCTGTATAGTAGAACTGGAGATTCGATTCTAACTGCTCAATCGTTTCTTCAGATACCTTCAACGGTTCTACAATGACATTCCCGTCTTTCTCGAATGTCAGACAGGTCAATCCCCCGAAGGCCGCGATATACTGATCCTGCTTGCCAATAGGGGCTTTAAGCACATCGATTTCAATATGACAGGCTTCCTCTGCTAACTGCTTATGACTGACAAACTCATGCTTATAGGCGTGTAGTGCGTTGAGACAAGCTACCGTAAAGCTAGAACTAGAACCTAAGCCGGACCCGCTAGGTACATCAGACTGAGAGTGAAGTTCAATGCCCTTGTCAATTCCCATGAAGCGCAGGCATTCCCTGAAGATACCGTGTTTTACATCATCGAGATTGTCTTTAATCTCGGTCTCTGAATACGATAATCTCAGATAGTCCTTGAATCCCTTAGTTGCCAGGATAGAACAATAGCGGTTAATGCCAGCGGTTATCATAAACCCGCCATACTTAGAGTAATACGATTTAAGGTCTGTGCCACCACCGCCTAGACTAATTCGAACCGGCGCTCTTGAAAGTATCATAAGGCTAATCTATACCCCGCGCTTTGTTTGATTCTGGTCTCAAGATATGATTTTGTGTTGATGCTCTCATTGGCATAGTCCCTGATTTCCTCAAGTCTCTGTGGTGAAACGGTTGTATTCTTCATAACAGGCCGTTTCCAGTTCATAATGTCTGTGTCGAAGTCCTTGTCTAAATACCCGCCCTGTATTGCTATGTCGCATAGTTTAGAGCCTGCAAACGGGATAGGAATGAAGAAAGTCACATAAGGCGCCCCGGCATTCATTAACTTCTTTGACAGTTCGATACTCTCTTGAATCTCGGCCTCTGTTTCATCCGGGAAGCCTATCATCATGTTAACGGGCGCTTTAATGTCCATGTTAGTCAAGGCTTTCATTAAGGCAATTAAGTCAAGGCCATGAATCTTGTTAGAGCAATACTTCTTCTGAATTCTAGGTGATGCGGATTCAACGGGGAATACCATCTGACTGAATCCGGCCTCTTTAAGTATCTCAATGAATTCCGTATCAACCTTGTCATGCTCAAATAGGTTAATCAGGTTGACGCCGTTGACATCTGAGATTGACACACCCTTAATTTGCTTGAACAGTACCTTGATTCGATTCTTAAAGGCCAACAGACTATCATCTTCAAAGAACAGTTTATCAATGCCAAGTGACTTCAAAATGTCTATCTCACGCAGCACACGGTCTATTGAATGGCATCGTATCCCATGCTTCTCTGTTGAGTTATGGCAGTATGCGCAGGAAAATAGACAGCCCCTTGATGTCATAATTGGAGCATACCGCTGATTGCCGCCTGTAACATCTACCCCATGCGGTGACGCTAATTGTTCGTACTTCGATAAGGGCAACTTCCACCATGCCGGTATTGGAATGTCATCTAGTGTCTGGTAGACTATTTCAGGGAGATTAGGATTAACCATTCTAGGGAAAGCGCTCTCGCCCTCGCCCACACATACCCCGTCAAAATAGCCTGTCTTGAGGAATCTGTCTTTTAAGGCGCTGGCATTGATACCACCCACATAAACCTTGACCTGAGGATTGACTTGCTTGATTGCTTTAGCCGTCTCAAACGCCATTCTAGTCTGACAGGTGAAATTTGAGTTGATACCCACGAAGTCATAACCGCAGGCCATGTCAGCAATCTCATTGAAGTCCATGCCTATTCTAACTAGTCCATTCTCTTGCCTGATGCGTCTGTGAAAGTAATCAGTGGTATCGCCTGTGGTACCAACTGAGGCGTCCAGTATATCCGTTTCGATACCGGCGTTCTCAAGTGCTGAGGCGAGGTATAAGAGTCCGAGTGAACCATCAGGCCGTGGAGTCTCAATATCCATTAGCTGATTAGGGGGATATATTAATAATCCCCTCATGGGGAATCTGCCTTAATTAAAGGGATGACATCATTTTCAACCTTATGGCCGGCATCGATATGCCTTTGAATATGATTAATGATTGCCTCAACGCCATAAAATAGTTCGTCTTTAGCAGTAAAAGGGCAACTACTGCAATCAAATCCGGGGTTTTTGGGGTCATCATCATTGAAGCAATAAATATAAAGGTCGCTAGTAGAGGATTGCCTACAATAACTCATAGAAGCCTCTGTACCGCAATTCTAGCGGCCTCTGCACTGGTATGCTTGGGTTTCCACCCTAGTTGATTTATCTTGTCTGTGTTAAGGGCTACATCGTGAACATCCCATATACCGGGAGCCGTGTGGGTTATCTTAACATTGGATAACCCCATTTCTTCTATGACGATCTGGGCTACATCATTGATAGTGGTTAAATCAGTACACCCCAGATTATAAGTTGACGGCGGGTAGTTTAATGCCGTAATCATCCCGTCAATACAGTCCTCGACTAAGAAGAACGGCCTAACCTGTGTACCATCGCCAATGATTTCAAGTTCGTGCGGATTGGCTTTTAGCTTGTTGATGAAGTCATACAGAACACCATGCCCCATGTGACCACCCACAACATTACCGAATCTAAATATCCATGCTTGAATACCAAAGAGATTGGCATAGGCCGAGATAAGTGCTTCTCCTGCTATTTTCGAAGCACCATAAAGAGATGTTGCGGAAGGTGCCATTGTTTCAACCCAGGGTGCAGGTTGCCCGCCGTAATATGTGGCACTGGAAGAAAAGACTAACTTCTTGATGCCGTTGAGTCTCATGGCCTCGAGTACGTTGTAAGTGCCGATAGTGTTGTTCTTGAGGTCGGTATCCGTCTGCGTCATGCCGGCGGCGATGTTACCGGAAGCCGCTAAGTGCCATACTATATCACAACCACCCATGAGGGCTTTAAGAATATTCAAATCTTTAATATCCCCACGCCATGTTGTATAATTTTCTATACAATTCGGTTCGGAGAAGTTGTCATAACCAAAGCCATTGATTTTGTTTAATAGGTGATTACCAATGAAGCCAGCACTCCCGGTAATAAAGTTAATCATCCTTTTTTCAGCTCCTCTATGTTGCCTATCATTCCCCCCACTAATGCGTAATTACCATCTTTACAGCCCGGGCATTCCAGTACATCAATCTTGTACATCCTGTTGCATTTAAGACATCTCTTCAGCGGTTGATAATCCTTGAGAATGAGACATATCAAGTGAGCAACCATTAAGTGCCATGATTCCGTTAGAGGCGTTGAGTTACCCACGATGATAGGCACATCAACCTTACTTTTAAGCAGACCACCATCATAGCCAAGTAACCCGATGCTTTTACCGTATCTTACCCTTGCGCGTCTTACTGCATTGATAAGATTCTGTGACCATGCACCCGCCTTGTCCTTGCCGGCCCCGCCATGCACACTCAGTACAATCAAGACATCCTTCTGCTCAAACAGATTCTTGAGCTGTTCCTCGTAGATGTTGTCAAAGCCGTTGTCATTGGTGAGCGCGGTTATAATTGCTGGGTTATCATTGAGACAGATTGTCTTGACTCCCAGCTTGAGCAGGTCGTTAGCGAAATGTGATGCGGTAGAGGCAGAACCTCCGTTCCCACAGATGAAGACGGTTTTATCCTTCATCCACGCTTCATAGATAATTACACAGGCTTTGTTGATGTCCTTGTGATCGATTGAATCAGCTATTTTTTTAATGTTCTCAAGATATTCGTCAATTAAATACGAATCTTCCCACATAATCTCTCCTTATCTACTATGTCTAATATCGTTTCTGTTAGTACCTCAATTCCCCTTTTACAGAATTCCTCTTTTGTCATCCCGGGTTCAGGGATAAGTTTAACTCTGGCAATAACAGACTTACCGCAGAATACAGGTACGGTTATACTTCCGTCCTTACTCATTTGCTGTCCTCGATAAACTGTCTTACCGTCTCCCTTGTGTATTTGTGATCAGCCATTTTAGCCAGTATGTCCGGCGGTATGGTGATAATGTGCGCTCCTGCAGTCGCCGCCCTCAAGACATCGCCCACAGAGCGTATAGAGCCTACTATAATCTGATTCCTATATTCCCAGCGTCTCAGCCATTCTACAGACTGAGATATAACAGCCTCCGGGAATCCACCCTCGTCTCCAATTCTACCAGCAAAGATGGAGATGTACGTAGCACCAACTTTAGCCGCTAACATAACTTGACCGAATGACATTACAGCAGTTGCATTAACGCGGATACCGCTCCGTTCTAATTGCTTGATAACGGTATAGGTCGGTTGACCGTATTGATTCTCTACAGGTATTTTTACCACAACATTAGGTGATAAGTCAGATATGTATTGCGCTTGTTGCAGCATCTCACTGAGGTCGTCTGTAGTGACCTCAAGGCTAACCGGCATGGGGAAGAGCGTATCTGCAAACTTCTTTAAGTCAAGATGCTGTTTCTTCAGGATAGTCGGATTAGTGGTTACGCCATCAATGATGCTTGACCACTTGACAATCTCATTCATGTCTGCGGTATCAAGGAATATCTTCATCCTTCCGCACTCTTGACCCCTACGCCCTCAGTAACGGATAATTCAATGACATTAGCTGGCTTTTCTTCGGCCTTGCGTTTGGCCTCTATTTCAGCTAGAATTGTCTTTTGGTGCTCAAGCACATCTTTGACTTCATAAATCCGCTGGCCAATATGCCCTAACCATATCCGGGTGTCCGCGGCGGGCTTAGCGCCCATGAGCCGGGCTTTATTACAGAATTCATAATCCTCAGATAGCCACAGATATGCCTCTCCGTCTAGTCCACAGTGATCTTCGAAGAATGGATAGGACTCTAAACTCGTTCCTATGTTCATTAACGGCATACCTGTCCTAGTATGTGGTAAACCATCCGGTGTGGTATAGCAGAATGGAATCTCGTCAACCATTTTCTGAAGTAGTCTGCGGGTTATCATCCCAAACCCGGTAGCAAGCCACTTGACCTCATGTGTAGTACCGTCAATGGCCAGATCGCCTTTGTCTAATCCGAAGGATGTGAGATGTGTACCGTCTTTAACCGGATACAGACCGCCTACTAAGTCCCAGCCGTTCTTGTAATCCTCAATGAACTTATCTATGTAGTCTGGATTAAAGATTAGATCGCGGTCAAGACAGATCATAACTTCACTGCGGTTATTCTTCAGGAAGGCAGTACTCAAGACATTCCGAGTCCGTGCATATCCTCCGGCTCCCCTAATGTCCCAGATGAACTTGTAGCCTCTACCGAACAGGTTCATAACACAGGATATAGTAGGAATGGCGATGTCTGACTCTGCATTGGTGACGATTACAAAGTCAACCTTTTCTTCGGGTTTAATGTTTTGTGCATCGGTGACAGCCTGTGATAGTTCCTCATTGTTTGTTTTAATTTCTGTTGTCAATTTTCTCTCCCTTAACTTATCCCTTCATCTATAATAGTTAGTTGCCTATCTATGGAAAGCACATCTCCTTTAATTAAGCGATACGTTCTTTTCCCGTCCTTCCCTCGGCATACCAAAACAGCTTCACCACTTGTTACTTTGAAGTGTATCGGTTTTAAGTTTAATAACCTTTTCGTTACCATTTTTTCTCCTTCTACGGTTTTACACCCAAAATAAAATGAATATTATCTATTTCAGAAAGATGTAGCGCCCACTCTTCAATTCCGTTTCTAAAGAAAATCATATCCCCTTCAGTGGTTCGTTCATCAAAATAGATAGTCTCCCCATGAACCATTGTGTTGGCTGCAACCAAACGTCCTTTTTTGTAAATTATTATTGCCTTACCTTCCATACTCTCTCCTTATACTTTTACTGCTAATCTTAACGCTTCTCTCTTGAATCCAGCTTCCTCAAACCATTTGTCTATTTCCTCCTTATAATCAAAGTGCATCGGGTGATCGGTAGGGTGATTCTCAAACATATCAACATGATAGATTTCAGTACCGGGCTTCATTACCTTTCCCCACTCTATTAGAACCTCTTTAAGGTTAGGCAGATGCTCCAGTACGTCTATTGCCACTACCAGATTAAACTCAGCTAAGTCCGGGCAAGTATCCGTGAACGACACACTTCCTATATTGAATTGGAATCTCTGCTGTCTGAACTTACAGAAGTCAAGGCACATCTTGTTAATTTCATAGCCTGTAACATGATTATATTGTGCTAAATAAAGGGATGAAGTCCCTATGCCACAGCCGAAGTCCAGTATTCTTAGGTTTTTAACATCATCTATCGGCCAGAAGTGCTCTTCCCACCATGTAGGTCTTGAATGAAACGAAATCTCATCTATAAACTGGCTCATGCCAGTGTTCTTGTAAAAGTCCTCAACACTACCAGAACGGTTATTCCACTCAGTAGCATTATTCAGCCATGGTTTATCTTCTGCTAGCGCGTACAGTTCGTCAGGCGTCATCTTCAGGTAATCTACAGCGTCTTGCCATAGCAGCTTAACCCAATCTTGCCTTGTCTCCTTATCCATAAACTCCTTATCTGAAGTAAAGGTACACAATACCGTTTGTAGCGTTGCCCGCACCTGAAACATTGATATTCAGGACACTGGCAGCAGCACCAGCCATGACAGAGCCATTGACATATTGGGTAGCAACATTAGAACGCAGTAGCAATCCACCCAGTGCAATATCAACACTGTCGCTATCCTTGATAGTCACATTATATTGATTAGCTGGCGTTCCGGCCCCCGGAACCGTAATAGCGCCCATCAGTTGACCATCATAGGCATAGGTAGTTGTCTTGCTACAAGTGCCATTAGCATCATCTGACAACCAGACTGCCTTGATTTTCTTAATTGACCCGGATGTAGTATAAGTTTCTGTAAAAGACATCGATGAGTTAGCCATATTTCACCTCTTAATTAAGTTGCGATTGAGTAAACCATTGTAGGATAGACTGTTCCACTGATAGCATTGGTAACAATAAAATTGAACGTCTTAGCAGTGTTCGTATTGATACCCACATTACCAAGTAGTGTCCATTGAGTATTAGCATCAGCACCGATTACGATAGCCTGAGCAGAGGCCGGCGCGACTCGATAGACATGGGTGAATGTCGTGCCGTTGATGTAATTGGGGATTGCCGCTACTACCTGTGCTACTGTGGGCAGTATAGCCGTACAATTTACAGTTGGCACATCAGAGGTAAACCCGCCTAACAACTGGGCTACGGTCATAGTATAGTTAGTGGCCGTTGTTAGTGAAGTGATCGTTGTAACATAATACGGTTGAATATTGGATACCAGCGTACCTGTAACGGTTAGCTTTGTAGTATTAGATGCTGCAACCGTCTCTGACGTGATTGTTGCCGTTGTCAGTTGGGCATTAGCGATTGTGGGCGAAGCTGTCGGTAGTACGCTGGAGCCATCCCACGTAAGGACATCATTTTTTGTTGCCCCAATGACTTCATGTTTTGTTTTATCGTCATGATGATACATATTTACACCTCTAAAGGATTAATTTCTAAGTTGGTTGCGGATAATGGGAGTCGCACCCACTGTCTCCGGCTTCCGGGGCCGGCGTAGAAACTGTTTTACCCATCCACAATAGTGCCTCCTGCCGAAAGGAGTAACGGCAGGAGGCTAAGGAGAGAAAGCCGTTCCTTGCTGAAGGGAACGCCCCTTAAGTCGCTGAAACAGCAGCCGAAGCGAAGTACACACCCGTGTTTGCAGCGGTGATCATAAATTCAAACGTCTTGCAAACATTAGTGTTGACAGTAACATTACCGATTGCAGTCCATTGAGAACTTGCGTCTGCCTGGATTGCGATAGCCTGTGCTGAACCGGGTACACAGCGGTAGATATGATTGAATGTAGTACCAACAAGATAGCCGGGGATAACTGCCACGACCTGCGCTACAGTGGGTAGAACCGCAGTACAGTTTACGGTGGGGACGTCTTGAGTATAACCACCCAAAAGCTGCGCTACTGTCATTGTGTAGTTTGTTGCTGTGGTTAGATTAGTGACATTAGCATAAGCATAGGGGCCACAGCCCAATACGGTAGGTGTATTAGTGTTGAAAACCATTGATCCAGAGCCGGAGGCATTGGCAGTAAACACTAAGTTACCGCTTGAGTCCCAGTCTGATTTAAGATTAGTTTTTGCCATAATCGACCTCTAAGTTATTTTTATTCCGTGCCTGCGCTTTGTTACGGGAACGGTTACCCCGTGTCTCTAGTGGGTCAAGGATAGCGCGGTGAAGTGGGGGAGCGGATAAAGACTTCCGCTCCCTGCGCTTCTTAATCATTAGGCTACCACTGTAGCCATATTTGCGGAGGCTTCAGGATACCGCGCATCACTCAGGATGACAATATAAGCGCCGAGGTTAGTTGTACCATTTGCGCCTACGTTGGCAGCTACATAGTGATAGTTAGACCCTAAGTCTTGCCCGAGTACCTCAACAACCGTCACACTACCTGTTGGGTAGGTTGTATTGCTGACAGTGATACCGGTATTGGTAGCAGCGGACAAGGTAACGTTGGCCTCAACATAAGCCGCTGTGCCATTGGTAACAGCGTAATTAAAGGCCATCGCCGTATTGACGTTGCCTGAACCAGCCGCACCCGCCGCGTTGCCCTTGTACATGACAATATTACGCGGACCATCCAGAGCGCCATACAGGAATATGAAAGTAGCTTTCTGGTAGGTATCGAGTTTTACGGGCTGGGTGACGGAGTAGACAGAACCGATGTTCTTCGGGGATAGAACGGAAACGATTTTTGTTCGTTCACTTAAATATGAACCCATTTTATTTTACCTCTTAAAGATTAATTATTGTTACTAGGCGGCTAAAGTAACGAAAGCGGACAACGTCGACCCACCGTTGTTAGGAGTAAGAGCAGAATCGATCCAAGGGGCTCCATCAAGACGCTCAATCACTCTGAAAGCCGTCATATCGGTAGCAAAGGCTACATGCTCGGATGACGAAAGAGTTAAGGACATTCTGTCACCGATAATGTAGTAGTTGAAGTCTGCCAGTAACAAATCACCAGCAGTTCCCAAGTCAGCCATCTTTTCTGAGATGACTAGCGGTCTACCGAATATTGTCATCGGGAAGTCTTGAGCCGCTGATTGTCCGGGGATGTTAGCGATAAACACGCCATTACCACCAGTACCAACCGCCAGGCTCATATTCAGGATGTCACCTAACGCACCGGGAGAGCAAACCCAAACAGCCCTCTTATATGAAGACGGGAACAGTCTGACTTGCATATTGCGGATGTCATCGTATTTGATGTGTGAAGTTGTGGTACGGGTTGCGGAGATAAGACAAGGCGAGTTCATGATACCGATTACTTGTCCAGCGCCCTTCGCCCATATCATGTCATGGTCTTCAAAGAAGCCAAGACCCTCACGAAGTAGATTGCCCAGTAGTGGGGCGATAGAGATTGGTGAGTCTGCCAGAAGTTCGTTGGATACAGAAACATAATCCGTAAACTTCTTGGCAATTAGCTGCATTTGTCCAAAGGCCGGGTCACCAGTACCAAGAGTACCGGCTTCAGCCGTCCATGTCCCCTTGATACCGCCATGCACGGTTGTTGCGTGCGTGGTGTCTACAATACGGGGATACCACAGAGTATCGGTTGCCATTGGTACAACTTGCGCGCGAGGCCGTACAACCTGGTCTTCGATGATGAGTTTCAATAGTTCCGGCTTGAATTCATAAGGAACTAAAAACCCGCCTGTAGAACCTTGTACCTCACCAAGCGCCTTAGCGACTGGTTCCGGGACTCCCATGTTGTGTTCCCGCATATAGACGGCCTTACCAAAGCCCGCTAGTCCGCGAGTTGTTTCCGCAGTCATGCCCCTGGTGTCACCCGGCATTTGTCCGGGCGCTAACGCCTTATACATAGCGAGCGCATCAGCCGGCTTGACTTCTTGAGCTGGGGTGAAAGTTCTGGTCTCTGCCAGTGATTTTTTGAGTTCTACTAATTTTGCATCCACGTAAGCATTGGATTCAGGACTAAGATACGGCTTAAGTTCAGTCGCTAAAGCCTGTAATTCCTCCGCTTTTGTTTTTACTTGTTCTGCCATAAAATCCTCCAAGATTTACTTGTTCAATATTCGATTAATTCTTTCTTGTACCTCACTAACTTGTGGGGTATTTATAGTTTCAGGTATGTCGTTACCTGTAAGACGTCTTAGTTCAATCATGTTGTCATTAGAGAGTCCGCAGTTGGCTACAGCGCATTTCAGTTCGTCAATAATGTCTGACAGTTGCGCTTGGCTGTATTGTTTTGGTTTATTCTCTGCAACAGTTGGGTCGTAATCGAGTTCAACTATTGGAGCGTTTTTAATATCTTCAATCAAATCTGCCAATCCGCTTGACTTGGCTATTCTGGCGGCTTCTGCATTCATGGGAATAGGAGCAAATGACCATTCAAGCATCTCCCACTTCTTGTAGTCAGTCCCGCCCTTTTCGTTAGTTTCATATTCAATGGGGTTAAAACCAATGGAGGCTGTATTGATAAATCCCTTATCCCATGCGTTCTTGACTCTCTGGGCAAATTCATCACCTTCAAGGAAGATAGGTGGCCCAGCAAGAATTCCCTCAGGTGTTACCTTGAGATAAGAGTTCTTGGCAACCGGTAAACCTGCGGAGGGTGTTTTCCCGCTATAGTCATGAATCCACATAATGACAGGGTTTTTCAGATAGTTAGTTAAATCACCACCTTCCGGCATTATACGATCACATCCCCTGTCGAAGTTGGGAGTAGTGATTAAAATCTCCTGCTTACCATCTAAGCCCTTGCGAACAGTAATAGGAGACGCGAATCGCTTTGTAACCAACTCTTTAGTGGTTTTCATAATGGGAACCTCCGGTAATGACATATTTTGGTCAGTATCGCCTGCTAACTTCATTAAGGCTGAATGAACTGTAAAATATCCTTTAGTTGGGTCAGCAGTCAATTCACGATACTCATTTAACTCGTGGTTACAGTCTTCCTTGGTTACCGAATCAGTATCTTTATTCATTAGAACTTCATTATCCTTAATGCCGCTAAGATTATCAGGGTCAAGGATTTTAGCAGCCGCAGGATTTAAGGCAGCGTAGTCATAGAGTGTATCCGCTCCAACCACACGGATAGTTAAGCCATTGAAAACAGCGCCTTGCTCAACCTTGCTGTCTCCGACATAATCTATAAGTTGAATAGGCATTTAAGCCTCCTAATTGACAACTGGCATCCAAATACAGCGGCATTGGGGATGAGTGCTTGCAGGTAGTGGAGGCGCCTCATTGATGTTTTCTATATCGCCATCCATTGGGTCGCAAATCTCACAAGTCCGTTCATCTCTCGCCGTCAGCCATTCTACTTGAGTAACGCCGGCCTCTTTATAGCCTAAGATGTTGCCTTGATTACTAGCACCCAGTATTTCAGTTCGTGCGATCATCTGCGCCCTTGAGTCGCTTGCATCGGTAAACACGCCCTGAACTCTCTCGGCAATCTTGTCTATTGACTCGCCATTGTTAAAGCCGTCTGCCAGTGCCTGTGCTAATGCTTGTGACATTGTTTCCGTAACTTGCTCCGCAGCCCAGCCGATATGTGTCTTCAGCCATTCCAAAGCCTTTTGATTGAGTAATGGAGGAATATAAGGCTCATCTTTGTGTGGAGTGATGGGACTGACTAAATCAAGCCCGTTTCGACAAGAGTTAAAGATGACTTTGGTTAATACGGGTGTAACGGCCTGCTCGAACTGTTTCTTGGCCTTTGTAACGTCTAATAGCTTGTGGTTACGGTTTACAGCGGTCTGTGCTGCACGTACAGCCTCTCTAGCCTGTAAGCTATACATTTCCCTTAAACTACTGATAAGACGCGGCTCATACGACTCTGCCTGCTTTACGAACTTGAGCCAATAATCGTCTTTAGCCTTTTCCGTGCCAAGTATAGACTTTTTTTTTGAACAGCCTTAGTCGGTGGGAATCCCCCACCCGGTGGTAATGCAGGTTGAGCGTTTGGGTCTACCGGCTTCTGTGACAATAAGTCCGCACCGTTCATTACCTGGAATTGCATAGGCACCATAAAGTGTTCGTCCGGCATAATATCGCCTAAGTCCAATAGTTGGCGTGCTTCCTCTATGGATATAACACTGGCCTTAACATGATTGTCGATAACCTGCGCTTGTGCCTCAGTATCCTCAGGAACGGGATTATCGAAGTCCAGCATTAAGTCCTCGCCATAATCAGGAGTCAAGAACATATTCCATTTCTCACGCATCTTGACAAGGCGAGGCACCATTACGCCTCTGGCAAAGTTCAATAGTTGCGCTTCGGCATTAGCCCTGTTGATTGACTCTGTACCGCCTACATTAGCGTAAGATATACCAAAAGCGCCTAGTATCTTATTCCTGACATCTGCGGATAGATTAACAAAGTCCATGTCCTTGTTGTTAGAGGCTGTCTGTGATAGAGTAGCGCCTTGAGTGAGTATAGCCGCCCTGTGCGCTCTACCGTACGATCTGTGCCCTGCATTCCACTGATCTGCTAATCTATTCAGTTCATCCGGGGTAATAGACGCCTCAGTCGGATATGTAATGACAGTGCCAGCGCTCGCGTCCCAATAGAAGAAGTTTCTATTATACTGAGCCATCATCGACATGGATTCTATTTCGATAGCTGCTGACTGGGCCCGTCCCACGCCCTCCAGCTGGTTTAAGGGATTGACCTCTAGGAAGGCAATAACTTCTTCCGGCTTAAATAGCTTGACTACACTCTCACGTTCATACTTATAGCCGGAGATGTAATTAACAGGGTCAGAGATAGCACTCATATATTGGGCAGGCGCTATCCATAGTTCTTTAGTGCCCTTGTTCATTTGCTTGATGTGATAGCACTCGCCTAATAATTCAGTAAAGACTTGATGTAATTCCCTGAACTCATGCCCTGATTGAAACGGATTAGGCTTATTGATAAGGTCTAACAGTTCATGACTGTCAACTTCTTCCCTGTCACCGTCTTTATGGAGTTTGTATAATCTCCAGTCTACCTGGCCCACCGCGGTAGCAATCGTAGTTACAGCAGTCCTTACCCAAACGATGTCTTTATAATAGCGCAACATACCTTCTTTATTGCCGGTGGTTTGCCCGCTGCCAGTAAAGGTAATGCGATTAGTCGGCATGGGGAACGGAACGGCTTTGGTTATTAATCTATCAACTAGCATACCCATTCGGCTTATTGCCTCCAGGTTTAATAGCAAAGTAAATCAGCCCTGCACCAAGCAGAATGAACGCAGACGGCTTATAAACTAAATAGGCTCCGTAGAACACAGAGCCAGCACCAAGCAATAGTATTATGTCGCTGAAATCAAACGGTATCTTTAGTTTCTTAATCCCCTTCATAAGCCCACTTTTCAATGGCTCTCCTTGTTTGCACGGCAATAGGGCAATGACAATATCCACAGTTCGTACAAATGACTGACTTACACTGAGGGCATTCGATTGCTGTGTCCAAGTCGATATAGCCCATGCACTTAGGGCACCGGCCAATATTACCCGTTAATTGTGCTCTTGAGTCAATTATCATATATCAATAATTAACTGAGCCGGTATTTTACGGCCTTCATACATATGCTCAGGTTCAAAGTTAATATTATCTATCGTGGGTTCACCGCCAACACACCCAGCTTCAGCCATAATAAACACAATGGCATTAGGGTCATACTTAGTTAGAATAAGAGCTAATTCAGCTACAGTCATTTTCCTCTCCTTAGATCCAGCGAATTTCGGCCTTTGTACGATTAGCATTCACCGCATAGCGCCTTGCGTCCATCCCGTGACTCCACTCGTGCGTGGTCTTGTCTGTGTACTTACCGTCTTTGTCCGGGATATATCTGAAGTTTCGCTGCTCTTTGATGCAGTGTAGGCTTGCCTTAGTCCAGAACTGCTTGAACTGCCTGATTTTCTGATGTCCGAATTCTACGGAGTCAGCACCCTTATAGCATGGCTTGATATTATAGCCATACCGGTGTATCTCTTCAATGCTCTTTGGCTCCGCACTATCAGCAAAGATTTGTGCAGTGTTCTTGTTTATGTTAAGTTCATTCAGCCGGTGGGCAATGGCGTCATTTGTGAGGCCGTTTTCATAGATGAGTTCTTCGCTTGATAGCTCATCTCCCTTAAGAATGCACCTAACCAATACTGAAGGGTCATTGCTGTAACCAAAGTCCAGTCCATAGAACTCTTGACCTCCCTCAGGTAAACTATCGCATTGCTGGAAGTAGGGATATACTAAGCCCTCAACCCTACCAATACGGCCTAAGCCGTACACATTCCACCAGTTAGGGTCAGTTAGACGGTACGACTCAATATTATCTACTACAGGTTGAGGTAATACCCATTTAGCATCAATATAGGTTGAATGGATATAAGCGTTTTCAGGCTTGCCTATCCACTGCTCATGCGCCCAGAATTCAGAAACAGGATTCCAATCTACAAAGGTAAATCGTGCGGTTCTAACATCTAGGTTACGTGCGGTCTCCCATGGAACGTTGTTACCCTCATTGATGTATAGGATATCCCGACGTGGACCACGTACCTTAGCGGATTCATCAGCTCCAAAGAACTCTATGGTAGCAAACCTGTTGATGTGATACTGCTGCTCTGTCTTGTTGTAGAGGTCGTCATTAAACTCAGCGCCTAGAATATCCTTGAAGTCCTTAATACAGCCTTTCTTTAAGTGCGGCATGGATTCGGAGACTACAGAGATCAGAAGGTTAGACTTGGCTGTTTCAGCAATGTGGACTAGAACCTGAAGGATAGAATAGGTTTTACTGGAGGCCGTGCCACCTTCGTCCAAAGCACGCCTTATCTTAGGATTCAGGTATGCCTCTAAATTCTTATGAAAGATGCTAGTTAAAGCCCATCCCCGATTTTCTAATTCTTTAGTTGTCATTATGCTCATTAATGTGTTATACTTAATTAATGGAGGTACATAGAATGAAGGAAATTGTATTAAGTCAAAACAAGATAGCGATTGTTGATGATGATGACTACTACAGGTTAAAGCAATATAATTGGTATGCTGTCAATGAGCATGGGTACTGGTATGGACAGGCTTTCATTAGTACTAAACAAGTCTTTATGCATCGGTTTATAATGAATACGCCTGCCCATTTAAAAACTGACCATAAGAATAATGATGGACTTGACAACAGAAAAGAGAATCTTCGTATTTGTACTGCCGCTCAGAATACACACAACCAGATTCGCCAATCTAGAAATAAATCATCAAAGTTTAAAGGTGTCTATTGGTATAGTCCACGCAATAGATGGCGAGCGATAATTAGAGTCGGCATGAAACGATACTATTTGGGCAACTTTAAAGATGAAAAAACGGCTGCACTTGCTTACAATATAGCCGCAATAACATATCACGAGGACTTCGCTAATCTAAATATTATTGAGTGATCGTCTGTATAACGGGTTCAGATAGTTGCTTAGGTTCTGATCGAATATCGGTGTTAGGCTCCAGCCGTCCAACATTCTCTAGTTTCTCCAATAGTAGCTTAGTCTCTGGGTTAATGATGTTGTAAATACGTGAGGACTTGATTTCATTGCCCTTGCTTGTTATGTCCTGTCTGGTAGGTGCATAGTCACCACCCATCTTGTTAAGCTCTGCTATGGCAGGGATTGACAACTTACCACCGAAGCGGGCTATGAGGGTAAGCATTTCTCTACGCTCTCGAACGCCCATTATCTTAGCGGACTCTGTTTTGTCACGGAGTTCAATGAGGCGGTTCTTTATGTTAACCTTAGTTAAATTATTAGAAGCAATGACTACGGCGGTGTCTTTAGAATACCCGGCCTTAATAGCGGCCTCAGTAGCATTATTAGTTAAGAGGTAATTAATACAAAACTTTTCCTGCTTGGCAGTCAATGTTCTCATAGTGGTATTTTCTCAGGATAAACGGAGCGAAGCCTCTAAAGCGTAGCGTAGTTTATCCGTTAATCTATTTATCTTTGTATTTACGGTATTACTATTTATGGTAGTTTACTTATCTTCGGTTGTGTGCACTGTAATGCACTACCACTAGTGCACCCTACTGCACTACTAGTGGTGCACTCTAATGCACCAGTTACCCATAAATCAGGATGATTAAATGTGTATCCATTACCATATTTTGTAAGATAAGATTGCCGGGTTAAAATATGCTTGCTTACCAGTAGGTTAATGGAGTAGACAACCTGACGTCTTTTGAAGCCCGTACATTGCGCAATATGGTTATAACTGGCAGACTCTATCCGTTTGCGACCTGTGCGCCCATACAGCTCATCCAAGAGATAGATACATACTGCATACTCGCAACCTGTTAGTCTTGCTCTTGATAGTGCCCTGATAACGTGTTTTGTCTTTTCAAAGTTAATCATATTCCCTCTCAAATTCCCCTCTATTAAAGAAGGGGCAATGGCTGAGAGGGTTAGCCATTTTGTCATACGGTTAATTAGGCCGTACCAAGCCCCTATTGTATTATGTTAATTGTTATGATTGTGGGCTAATTAATGTGTTTTGATTGCGAAAAGCGTTATTCTTCACTGGTTAA